CGATCACCCATATGTCAAGAAAATCGACGGCGCTTTCGTGACTGCGCATCGAGGCCCGGCAATGATCGCACTGATTCAAAGCCCGGATAATTGTGGTGCCGCAGTGCACCAAACGTGGCTCGATCCAAACCAAAAAAACGGCAAAGCGGTGATTGAGCACAATGGCGAGGTTTTGAGCTCAAAACTGGTGCGGGGATCCAAGAAGGGCGGTGCGATCAGGCTTTACATGCCGGATGTACCAGACACGCTGGTCATGGGCGAAGGCATTGAAACCACGCTGACCGCCATGGTGGCAGCACCATTTGAAAGCGCCGCTTATTGGGTGGGGATCGATCTTGGCAATATGTCCGGCCGTATGCAGAGGATCAAAGGCCAGCGCTATTCCGGCCTGCCGGATATGAGCGATCGTGGGGCATTTGTGCCACCCGAATGGGTTAAGCGGTTAGTATTTATCATGGATGGCGACAGCGAGCCAAAAATGACCCGCGCCAAGCTGGAATGCGGACTGAAGCGGGCAATGGCAATCCGTCCAGGCCTTCGAGGGCAGATTGTCCAGGCAGGCGAAGGCGTTGATCTCAACGATGTTCTGGTGAATGGCGGTGGCTCATGAGTGACAATATCAAAGATGTCAAAAAAGCTTTTGAGTCCGCTGAGGATATAGCCCCGGATGAAAATCTAGAAATTCCCGAGGATGCGACTGAGCCTCCCCACACCCCTCCTGATGATCCACCGCCCGCACCGCCAGTTGATGATCCGCATGATCCATTTATGGAAGGGGCGAAGTTTCCCTTGAATGACACCGGCAACGGTCAGCGATTTGTGCATTATTTTGGCAATGATGCGTTTCCCGTGCCCCGAGTTAGCTGGTTTGTCTGGGATGGCAAACGCTGGGCCCGTGATCCAGACGGCCTTGCAATCCGGGGCAAGGCGCAGCTGGTACAGAAGCAGATAATCAGCGAAATCCCACATGTGGTGCTTGAGGAATGGCAGTTGCGTGAAATCGAGGGCGAGGCGATGGTGCGTGTCCAACAAGCAGTTCTGATAGCGATCGATGCTGAAGCACGCACGCCGGAACAGCAGATTGAACTTGAGGATTTAACCCAGAAACTGAACTGGATTCGCAAACTCAAAGATCGCAAGTCTGGCATGAAAGGCGATCACCGATCTTTTGCCAAGACCAGCGGCAATAGGGGCCGGATCGACGCCATGTTGACTGAGGCCACAGTCCAGTTGGCGCGTGAGGTTGACGATCTTGACGCTGATCCGCTGACAGTGAATTGCGAGACAGGATTGTTGCGCTTCACGGTTAGCGGTGGTGCAAGTGAAGGATATTCCAAGCAAGCTGATATAGCGTGCGAAGCGCATACGCGCGAGACCCCGATTACCGGCAAGAATTCTGTGCAGTTCATCACCAAAATGATGCCGGTGGAATATGATCCGAACGCTCAGTGCCCAACTTTTGAAGCGTTCCTGGAGCGCATTCAGCCATCTCGCGATATGCGGGAATTTCTGCAGCGGTGGCTGGGTTTATCGATGACCGGTCTGACCGGCGAGCAGAAATTCGCTTTTTTCTATGGTGCTGGCGCGAATGGCAAATCGGTGCTTGTTGATCTGATAGCGCGGATGCTGGGTGATTATTCCGCGACCGCCAAGATCGAGAGTCTGACCGGCCGAAATCGGCGTGGCGGCGGTGATGCGACCCCTGATCTGATACCGTTGGTTGGCGCACGCATGGTGCGGGCCTCCGAACCAGAAGAAGGTGAGCGCCTTATGGAAGGTGTGATCAAGGAGCTGACCGGCGGCGAGCCGATCCTTGTGCGTCAGCTCCATTCTGATTTCGTTGAGGTCAAGCCGATCTTCAAGCTGACCATTTCCGGCAATCACAAGCCCGATATTCGCGGCACTGATGATGGTATTTGGCGGCGGGTGTTACTGGTGCCCTTTGACGTGCAAATTCCTGTCGAGGATCGCGATGCAAATCTCGGTGACAAGCTGTGGGTCGAGCGCGCCGGTATCCTGAACTGGTTGATCGAGGGGCTGATGAGCTACCTTGAAAACGGCCTTCAGGAACCAGCCGCGGTATTGGATGCGACACGGGGTTATCGTGCGGACAGCGACCCGATCGGAGCGTTCCTAGCTGAATGCTGCATCGTTTCCGGTGACCCGGCCGACTTCACCACCTCGCGAGATATGATGGACGGGTTTAATCTGTGGCTTGACCAAAAAGGTGAGGGCATGTGGGGATCCCGCACGGTTTCGCTTAAGTTCAAGGCGCTGGCAGGCCGCTATCGAGATCCAGGCACCGGCAAGATGTTCACCTCTGCCAAACAGCGGGTGACCGGCTATCGCGGGATCAGGTTCCAGGACATGTTCCAGCGTGACTTTGAAGATGCCCCGCGCAATGTAGGTGGTCATCCCGTGGCCCACTCAGCGCGGCGCAGCGGCACCGATGATGACGATATGCCGTTTTGATAGTTTCCCATCCATATCATCACTTACCGGCGCTTTTGTTGCCTGACAGGGTCTCGCCGTGATGGCTTGGGGTGCAACCCTGGCGTCATTCGCCACCCGCACCCCGCACCCCCTTATTCATCTCCGAAGAAAAAAACGGTCCGACCGGTCCGAGATCAACCTGTTGCGCCCGAAAGGGGCAAGATGGGGGTCAGGGGTTATACCTACTTTTCAATGGCTTATGTGCCAATCACGGCCCGAACGGCCCGAACGGCCCGAGATGCCAAGTAATACGCGCGAGTGTGTTCTGTCTGGGGTTAGGGGGAAAGACTTGTTCCATGCGTTACTTCGCAACTCAAGCCGTTCGGGCCGTTCGGGCCGTGATCCGCCTTTTTATGCAATGATTACAGGATGTTGTGAAATGTGCTTCTTGTGCATTTCAGGCCGTACCCTTTACCTTTCGGGCCGTTCAAGCCCTCTTTCTTACAAACGAAATCAACAACTAGGTCTCTAAAGAAAAAGAACCACAACATATAGAATTGAGAGAGAAATGTTGGCACAGATGATAAGATCAACAGAAGCAGTAAAACGCGAAATTTCCATTCAGAGCCTGTTGGAATGGGCATTTAGGGTTGAACACGCCCAGTTGGACTTAGGCGATGCGGCCTCGATGGTGGGGATGTCTCCGGCGCACGTGGGAATGGAATACGTTATGATCGAGCGCGCCCGTCTCGGTTGCCACATCGATGGCGGCGGACATTCAGATCCACACCCTGATGCGGATGTCGTCGCCTCAGCGCTGGCAGTCTTACCCGCAGGTCATGGTGGCCGCGCGATGGCGATAGCGATAGCCGAATATGCCCGCGCTGGTCGTATGCCGGACGCGATGGCTGGTGTTAAGACCCGATGTGTACCGGCAAGCTGGCACACAAATCGTCACGGAAAGCATGCCCGGACTGAATTGGTCGAGACAATTGAATATGGTCATCGCGGCCGTCGAGTGAAGCGCGAGGTTAGATGCTGCCCTGTGATCTTTACTCCTACGCAGTCCCAGATTGCAGCCGCCCGCAGATTTTATCTTAATTGGTGGGGCGCATTGCTTGATTTGGCTGCAACGTTCCGAGTTTATGGAGGGTTGTCCGGGCACATCGTGACCAACTCAATGCCACCAATGACACCGTGGCAAAAAAAGTTTGACAAGTTCTAGCTATCTTGACAAAGTGCCAACAACCTTAGTGCGCCCGATTGGATACCCTCCAGCCGGGCGCTTTGCGTTCAACACCCCCCACCTCTGGGTCCTCCGGTGGCCTCAACTGTATACGGGGGCGCATAGCGCATAAGTTTCTACGTTCTAAACAAAATGGGAAGCCTAAACCCACAACTAAACAATTAGCGGTGCTTTATGATGATGATCGGTATTACGGCAAGTGGTCTGGCGACAGAGCTGGGCGTTACCCGTGGTCGCGTCAGCCAATATGTAGCTGCTGGTCAATTGGACGGGTGCTTTGTTGGCGCGGGACGTCTTCGCCGGTTTGACTTGCACAAATGTGCTAGTGCCCTGGGTAAACGTCTGGATGCCGGGCAAATGATGGGGAATGGTGCGGGAACGCGAAAATCTCTTGAGGAGATATCATCCGGTAGCCCTCGCGCCGCATATCCGGTCGGGAGCAAGCCGTTGCCGCCGACGGATCCAGACAGGTATGAACTCGCCCGGATCCAGAAGGCGGAGGAAGAGGCCCGCCGACTGCGCCGCCAGAATTCCGAGGCCGAGGGCCAATATGTCTTGGCTAGCGAGGTCGAGTTGCAGATTACCAAGATGTTGGCATTGGAGTTAGCCCAGTTTGAATCCGTGCTGCGCGACGCCGCCCGTGCAGTTGCCGATAAACTCGGCGTTGATTTTAAGACGGCCCGCCAGCTGATGGTCGAAACATGGAGAGATAGTCGGCGCAGTCGCGCCACAATATTGGAAGACAAAGCCGAAAATGCAGCGATGAATGAAACCGAGCTGCTGGAGGATATCTAATGGGGTTCCTCGCGCCAGCTGAGATGGTTGTGGCGCGCGCTGCAGCTGCGGTGATGATGCCGCCACCGCCGCCTGATATCACCAAGTGGTGCGAGGAGAATATCGTTTTTGATGAGCGCAGCCCGATGCCGGGGCCGTTCAATATCGGCCGGTTTGCATTTTTGCGCGAGATACATGAGGCACTTTCACCAGAGCATCCAAGTCGTGAGGTGACAATTCGGGGGTCGGCTCAATGGGGCAAAACCGCCTCGATCATTCAGCCGACGCTGGGAACATGGCACGCCAGCATGCCGCTGGATTCGCTGGTCGTTCACCCGACGCTGTCTGCTGCTGCCGAATGGGTCGATAACAAATGGCTGCCAATGCGCCGCCAAGCACCCTCGCTTAAAAGCCTGTTTGGTTCAGGCACGGACAACAAGGATGCAAAATTCAACCAAGAAACGCTGTCGCGCACTGGCTCGTTAAAAATAGCCTCGGCTGGATCTCCGGCTGACCTGACTGGAACCACCAGGCGGCTGGTGGTGATGGACGATCTCTCAAAATTTGAGATGAGCGACAAAGGGGATCCCGAGGCGATGGCTATCAGCCGCGCATCCGGGTTTGATGATGCCAAAATATTGCGCGTTTCGACGCCGATGGTGAAGGGAACCTGTCGGATCACAAGGTCTTACGACCGGTCGGACCAGAGGCTTTACTATGTGCCGTGCCCTCATTGCGATAACAAAGCTCCGCTGACTTGGGATAATTTCAAGGCCAATATTGATCCGGAGAGGCTCCACGCCGCGCATTTTACTTGCGAGGCCTGTGGTTGCGTTATCGAGCACAGCCACAAGGAGGCGATGGTTGCTGCTGGACAATGGGTTGCCCAAAACGCCGGTGGAGATCATCCTGGCTTCCATCTGTGGCGGGCCTATGCGCCACAGCGCGACTGGGCCTCGATCGCGGTTGAATATGCCCAAGTTATGGGTTGGTCTGCCTTGCGCGGATCAACGTCGCCTGAAGAGGAGTTGCACGAGCAGATCGAGGCGGAGACTGAGCAAACATTCTTCAATGATGTGCTCGGGTTGCCTTATGAACAAGCCAGCGGCGGGCCTGACTGGCAAGCCCTGCGCGATCGGGTGGAAAATGCGCCGGTCGATCAAGGCTCGGTTTTGCCGCGGGGAATCCTGCCCGCAAGCGGTGTGCTGGTTATGGCCGGAGTTGATTGCCAGTTGGACCGGATCGAGGTCCAGATCGTCGCATTCGGGCGCAACTATCAACGATGGGCGATCGATCACCTGGTGATCCCGCATCATATTGGAGACAAAGAAGGCCGGGCTGCACTTGATGCCATTCTGAAGGCGACATGGCGCACCGAACTCGGGCTGCATCTCGGGATTGATATGATGGCGGTCGACGTGGGAACCTATACTGAGGATGTTTGGTCCTGGGCAAAACGTCATCCCTGGTCGCGGGTAATTTTGGTCAAGGGTGCATCAACGCAATCTGGCCCGATCTTGTTGCCGATGAAGTTTGAACGCCGCCAGGATGGGCATGCCCGCCGTCGCCAACGGCGTGCATTCATGCTGAATGTAAGCCAACTCAAGGCAGATTTTTACACGTGGTTGGCAAAGGATGACCCGCAGGAGCACGGTTACGTGGCATTTGCTCGGGGGCTGGGGGATGAATATTATCGCCAAGTCACCTCTGAAGTCCGGGTGCTAAATCGCGCGCGCAGCGGTGTCGTCACCAGCAGTTGGCAGCTTGCCGAGCCTGGGCGGCGTAACGAAGTGCTCGACACAATGAATTATGCCGAAGCTGCGGCTCGGCGCAAAGGCTGGGCATCGATGACCGAGGCCCAATGGGATGATTTGTTTGCTGCGCGCTCAATTGCACCGCCAGATGATCAACCAGACTTGTTTGATGCTTCGATGAATGTGGTTCCCGCAAGTCCACCAAATGATGCGCCATCTGATTCTGGCGCGCCCCAAAAAACCGCGCCAAACAGTTGGCTCGGCCCACGAAATGGAAAATGGTTCTGATGGCATATACACAAGTTGAACTGGACGCGCTGAAGTCAGCCTTTGCACAAGGTGTTTTGCGGTTCAGTTACGACGGCAAGACCGTTGAATATGGCAGTGCTGACGACATGCTGCGCCGCATTCGGGTGATTGAGGGAGAACTGGCCGCGACTACTGGCAAGCCTCGTCCAGTCGCTGGTTTTGCCAGTTTTCGGAGAGTATGATGCCTGAAAAAAACATCTCTCCAACACGCTGGACAGCTATTGATACCATGTTGTCAGCAATCGCACCACGGCACGCCGTCAAGCGCTACGCTGCCCGCATCGCGATCGATAACTTGCGCCGCGGATATGATGGCGCGGCGCGCGGGCGCGGAACAGATGGCTGGGTGTCGAGTGGCACTTCTGCCGATGCCGAGATATCCGCATCATCCGCCGTGTTGCGAAACCGCATGCGTGATCTTGTGCGCAATAACGCACTTGCTGCGGCGGCAGTTCAGGTGCTGGTCAATAACATCGTGGGTACGGGTATTATTCCGCGCGCAAATACTGGCGACGAGAAACTCGACAAGGCGACAGATGATTTATGGAAGCGCTGGTCGGTCGGTTGTGATGCCCACGGTCATACAACGTTCCAAGGATTGCTAAGCTTGGCGGTGCGCGAGATGGTCGAGGGTGGCGATCTGTTTGCCCTCAAGCGGGTTCTGCGCGCAAACAGTAAGGATTTATCCGCAGGCGTGCCTCTCAAGATCGAGTTGCGGGAGGCGGATCACTTGGCCGAGCAGCGCATGTCTACCGTCAAAACTGGCACGCGCGTGGTTCAGGGTATCGAATATGATAAATATGGCAGGCGGACAGCAT